TAGGTATCAAGCTAAGTATGGTGATATGCATAAGGGTATGATACATGTTAATGATGTACCAGGATTTGAATTTATCTTATGGCATACGGGTAATACTGACGAAAATACTGCTGGTTGTTTGTTATTAGGAGACTCTCAAACAAGTAACTTAGTACAAAAAGACGGTTTCGTAGGCTCTAGTGTTAATGCATATAAGAAGGTTTATCCTTATGTAGCTGCTGCTATACAACAAGGTGACGTATATGTGACATATATAGACCACGATGGTACTGTCAATATTGATGACATAAAAGCTGTTAATAGTAATGACACAGAAGTAATGGAAAAGCTAGAAGAAATAAGTGGAGAAATACAAGTATTAACAAGTAAAATTGATAATGACGGTAAATGGTTTAGCTAATGCCTAAATTAGTTCCTTTTTCTAGGGGTAGAAATATATCAGAAGATACATCTATTACACCTAGTGAAGGTGATAAAGCTAGAGAAAGAGACATAGTACATTCATCTGAAACTCCATCAGATACACCAGAAAAACTTACTATAAAATCACCAGAAGATAAACATATAGCTGATGAAGATGCTGGAGTTAAATTTTTAAGAGAACAATATATAGTTAAAGGAGATGACGCTAGAAAGGTCCTACCTTCTTTAGATGATATAACAATAACCGGTGCTGGTCCAGAGGGAAATATAACAACAACATTTAAACCAGAAGAAACAACTACATTACAATCTGTTTATGAAACATCTGAAGAGTTAAAAGCAATTCTTAGAGACTTAAATAAATATAAAAAAACCTCAACAACTCTATCTCAAGAAAAACAAGCTGAACTTGGTATAGAAAAAACAGAAAAACAATTAGGCGAAATAGAATCTGTTCTTAGAGAAGGTAACAAAAATATTAATAAAGAAATATTAACAGAATTTTTTCTACGAGACAAGATAATTCTTCCAAGAGATTCTGATTTCACACTACAAGCATGGATTGCAATGATAGAAGAATATATGAAAAATCCTAAAAAATATGAAAATAAATATGTTATTAATAATGAGATTTTAAAAAAACTAAAAGAACATTCTAAAATAATAAGTGAACAAAAAATAGAAATAGATAAAAAAATAAATAGTGAATCTTATTCATTAGATAAAAAAATATTTTCAATGGAAGATTTTAATAGAATAAAACTAATTCATACTAAAGATGGTAATTTAGATATAAATGCATTTTGGAATAATATTAAGGAAATAAGTCCCGAGACAACTATTGAAATTAAAGTAGCTAACTTACAAGCTGCACCTACTGATAAAAGTCAGACTCCTGACGATGTAAGAATACAAGCAGCTCAGGAGAGTAAAGGCTTAAATACAGCTACAAACATAGCTGTAGTTGAAGATTTTTTTCAACAAAGACAAGAGAGATATGATAGGGAAGATAAATATGGACGTCTTGATAAAGAAACTCATGAAATGGAAGCTACAAAAAGAAGTGCTAGAAAACAAAATTTGGGTATATCCATATATGATGGATATATTATAGGAACACAAGCAGATAGACGAACTATGGGTGATATAGAAAAGGAAATACACCGTAGAGGTAGTCTTACTCAATATCTTATGTTCCCTAAAAGACAAGAACTATATTTAACAAAAACTAAAAAAGGTGATATTATTGCTCTAACTAAAACACAATTACTAAGACTAGAGAGACGGGACCCGAGTCTTGTTTCTAGTTATATGGATTTTACTAAATCGGAGATAAAAGCATTAGGAATAATTGAACCGTGGCAAGCAATACAAAATATACCAGATAAAAAAATTAGAAAACAAGCTGAAAAATCGGCAGAAAAATTTGGTCTCGACCTTAGTAAACCTGATGATTGGACAAAAGAACAAATTAGAGCGTTCGCAGCTGAATTGATTGATTCATCTAAATTTTATGCAAAAGTAAAATCTGACAAACCTCTTATAGATATAATAGATGTAAAACTTGATGAAGATTACTTTAAAGATTATGTACCAATGCATAAAATAAAAGATGAAATAAAAGTAAGATTCCCTGGATGGGAAGAACTTATAGCTTCAGGATTAGACCCAACTGTTATGCTTGGTGATTATTCATATAAAGAGAGTATAGATACTCAACCAGATATTGCTAAAAGTAAAATTAAGTATGATGCACTTGAAAGTGTATTATTTAATTTAAAACTTCATGGTGGAGATGTAGGCAGAGAAGCAATAGATTTTATTGAAGGAGAAGGTATCTTAGATAACATACTTCGAACAGATAGAACTGATATTATTATGGATGCAATGACACCAGAAGAAGCAGGTATTGGTACGCCAAGAGATGATTGGAGTTCGAGAGGTGCAGGATTAAAGAGTAAATACTGGAATAGAGTTCGTGTATTAGATTTACCTATGTTTACAGGCTATGGTGCTTTAAAGAATTTAGAAGGAACAGGTATTACTAGAAAACAATTCCTTGAATTGGCAATTAAAGACGCAGAGAAATTTCAATGGATAACAGATGAAGTAATGGGAGATTATCAGAAGAAACCAGAATATAAAACGTTACCAGATGCTCCAGATACTAAAAATTACGCAGCGAGAGAAGTTGGATTGGGTTTTGAGAAAAGTGTAATTGGAAAGGATTTAGAATCTAATAAAGAAAAAATTGAATCTGATGAGAAATCACTATCTAGGATTGAAGTTTATAAATCTATACAAGAATATAAAATGGGATACAAATTATGGGATTCTAATTTACCTACTTGGTTTAGAATGAAATGGAAGAGCAAAGAGACAATACATCGTAGAGATATACCTGAAGATGACTTAGAGCGTCTAGAAAAACTAGAATCTGAATATAGAGCAGAGTTAGAAGATAAAGGAATAGACCCAGATTCTCCTGTAACAAAAGCAGAAATTGGTCAAAAAGATTTTAATTTATTCAAAATGTTTGCAAAAGAAAAAGATTTAGAACGTTTATTTTTAAGTGAAAAGCAAAGAGTACAAGTAGATAAAAAAAGTAAAACCCCTTCTGGCTTTATAGCTCAATTAAGAATGAGTGTTGGATTATCACCATATACTGCTAAAGAAACTACAGAAAGAAAAATAACAGAAATTGAATCTGTTTTAGGTACTGAAAAAACTGGTACTTTATTTAAACAAAAAGAATGGACAGATATAAGAACAGCAAGAGAGAGGGAGATAGTAATAAAAATAGCTGAAGATATTGGAAAAGATTATCCTTATCCTCATCTCTTACATAAACATACTACAGATGATATTATAAAAAATATAGGATTAGAACAATATAAGAAATATATGATATCTCTTTCTGGTAGTGCTGGTGTAAAGTTAAAATCTCCTTTAACTATTATTAATAAACAAGGTATAGAAACAGCTAATCCTGCAGCATTAACTGAATTAGCTGGTGCAGATATAGCTAAACATGCAACAGAATCTGGAAGAATTAATATACCATCAACAAAAACAAAGAGTAGTTTTTGGGATGAATTTTTGAAAGCTTTGAAAAATTTAAAATGATGTTAAGATATTACTATGTTCGAAAAATTCAAAAGAGCAAGAAACTCTGATGGGACGTTCAAGACGGATGTGAAGTGGACCCCTTGGAACGAAGCATGGAGTTATAAGATGAGTGAAGACTTAAAAGATATGATTGAGCGAACAGCTTGGACATTCATTGAAGCCTTTATCGGTGCTTTAACTGTTGCCCCATTAGTAGGTGTTGATGCTGAAGTGATTCAGTTAGCAGCTCTTGCTGGCGGTGGTGCTGCATTAGCAGTAGTTAAGACATACGCTAAAAAACAAATTAGTAAGTAGGAATAATGGTCCTAAGAAAAAATTTTAAAAATCGTGTTAAAGCAGAAGAAGCATTAAGACGTAGTAAAGGTAAACCAGGGGTAGTGCCTAGTGGTTTTAAACCTCAAAGATATACTTGGAGTTCTAAACCAGCTGGTCCTGGAATGCCAGGCTGGAAAGGTACTGGTAGTGGTTATAATCCAGCTAAATATGCAAAAGGTGTTAAAGGTCCTGTTGTAAGTGGTAATGCAAGAGTATTTTTAGTCGATTCAAAATTTACAAAAGGTAGGGAATTATTTGGACCAGCAGGTTATGGTGGAGCTCCACAAGGTGGTTCATTAGGAAGAACACATTATGAAGTTATGAAGCGTCATACGTCAACTACTACAGCTCAAAGAGCTGCTGCACATACTGGTAAGTTAGCTAGAGGTGCAAAGATTGCTAAAGCTGGAAACATAGTTGGACTTGGTATGATAGCTGCTGAAGGTATATACAAAGGTACTAAGCGTGCATTAGGCCCTGGTGGTACAGAGTTTCATACTAAGAAAAGTAAAAACAAATATGGTACTAAAGGTTACTAATGCCTGCACCTTATGAAAAATATAATGACTATACCACACATGGTATGCCTGAACGTGAGTTAAAGAGTAGATTAAAACAACATAATAAAATGGCTAAGTTTGCTAAAGGTAAAGTTATCGCTGCTGAAAAAAGATTAAAGAGGTCTGAAGCTGGATTACTTATGGGTGATGATTTATTTAATCCCTATGGAATGTATAAAAGAGATTATAATGACAGATTACAGCAATTTAATATGTGGGAAGGTGGAAGAAATAAATTGCAATTTGAATCTAATAGAAGAAGAACATTAAAAAATATTAAAACTCAAGGTGCTAATTATAAGTCAAGTAGAAGATATGATTGGAAAAAATATAAAAAAGATATTGATAGTAAATGGAGGTTACCATAATGCCTATAACTAAAAAAGGTAAAAAGAAAGCATATAAGACTGGTCGTAAGGGTAGAAGATACTAGAATAGCCCTGTAAGCTGTTTAGAGCTGTTTTAAGGACTATTCTTTCTCTTTATGCCTAACTGTTCAGGTCGTCTGGATATTTCCAAGTTCCTTCTATTAGAAAATAGTTACTTTCGTTCTTTAATGAGGGAAATTTCCAATATTCTAATATCATATGTTTATTTATATCCTCATTACCTATATATATAGCGTCCATAACATTCATAAAAAAGTAACTTGTTGTTTTTCCTTTAATAAATGCTTGAGAATATTCTATTTCTTCTAGGTTCTGGAGTCGTTTCAACCAATGTAATGTTTTTAATGTAACTTCTCCACCTCTTTTCTTACTTAATTTTCTTGTCATTTGAGATAACATGTGTGAACTTACGCTTTCATGTCTTCTGAACATGTATCTATCATTAGCAAATGCAGCTCCTTCTTTAGTTAATACAGATAATTTATGACTAAATTTTATGTTTGGTTTTAATTCATTTTTATCTATATTAAATGCTGCCCATACAGGTTTACCTGCTGGTGTTAATCCAAGAAATCTTTTACCACTAAATTGTGTAACTTTTTTCATTTTATTATCAAGAGCTAATTTATTTTCATTATTTTCTTTTATTATTTCTTTTAAAGAACTTTCTTTTGTCTGTCTTTGCTCTCTTGTAGCAAAAGCCGGGCCACCTCTTAATTGGTCAATTACCATTATTCCTCCTCTTCTATTAATCCAAAAAAGTCTAATAATTCTAAAGATGCAGTATCATCATATTCTTCTTCCATTATTCTTCCTCTTGTAATTTTTGATAATAATAATTATAATCATTTACAAATTGTTCTACTAATTTTTGCACTTTCATCATATTAGGTAGTTCTAGGTTATCTGCTCTTCCTAAATAACCTATTAATTTAACTGCCCAATCTCTCATGTCCATTGGACTATTAAATATATTTCCTTCAGGTTGTTCAATGTTATCTTTATTCATATTATTATCCTTTCTTCCAGCAGGCTGAGCTGCTATTCCAGTGATGCCAACCATCATTATATACTAACCACGAAGCTACTGCTGTTGATAATTCGGGATTAAATCTATCACCTTTTATGTTTAACTTAGGTGTTAACCATGCCCAGGTTCTGTCATTAAACTGCCATAAACCTTTATCTTTAGATTTATCTTTATTTGTTCCAACTGCATTAGCTTTACCTCTACTTTCACAGTAGACAATTAGCATTGCTTGTTTGACATCTTCTTGTTTAAAGTATTGTTCAATAATGGGTTGCCATTGTTGAACATACATTACTTTTTTTTCTTCTTCTCTACATTGGATGTAATTAGTTATGCTGTCCACACTCACCGGAATGGATAATGCACAACTAATTACTAATCCAATCATTTAACTAATCTAAGATTTCTTTTATTTATTCTCTTAGCTTTTACTTTCATTGCTTTAGAATCGTTTGGTGCTGATACTAAATAATATAAATAATGTCCCTTTTGTTTAGCAGGCAGAGTTACTATATCGTATCCTTCTTTTCTTAAATCATGTAATACACCACCGAATCTTGTACACATTAAATCGAATACAAACTCTCCATTACTAATTGGATTGTTATTTCTTTCAGTCACAAGAACATATTCTATTAACTGACTTTTACTTTTAATATATCGAGGAATTTTCTTTCCTCTGAATGATTTAACTATCATCTTTTCTCCTTATAATAACGCTGTACTTTGTACAACCTAGATTTTTACAGCCAATGACTTGACTGTTATTCTTTTTAAATTGAACTAGAACCTCTCCACATTCTTTACAATGCAGTCTTTTCTTCATTCATTCCCCATTCGTCTGGGATATCTTTATTATCTAACCACCATGACTTACGCCATTTGCCTGTATGTCCACCACATTTAGCAGGGTCATTCTCAGCACATACAAAGTCAGGACTTTTGTCAGACTTTTTATTATTTCTATTATCGTATACCATACTCTGACAGTAAGGACATTTTAAGTCATCACGATATTTCTTTTTCTCTTCCAATTTACTAACTATTCCTTCCACCATATTACCAGCTGGTTCTACACCTGGAGTTATATCTTCTACAGGTCCCATTATACTCTCTACTTTCTTTATTACATCAAGATTATCAAATTCGTCTTGTGTATATACAGTAGGCATATCAATTAATTTCTCTATAAAAGAAAAGTATTGTTCAAGTTGTGTATTATTCCAGTCTTCTTTATTAGGTGGAAACTTTCTAACTTGAGCATATTGATTAGCACTACCAATTATCTTATTGATAGTGCTTGTGTCATTTACTTTGTTACTTAACATAGTATTTATAGTGTCAGCTATAAATTGTAGATTTTGTTTAGCCATCTTCGCCTACAATGCTATCCATAATGCTATTCATACGCTCTTTATCTTCAGCAGTAGGTTTATTTTCTTTTCTACGCATATCTACTTTAGTTACTTCAACTTTAGCTTCTGCAGCAGCTTGTGCAGTTGATTCTTCCTCAGTTTGAGTAGAACCACTCCATAATTCAACACCTAATCCAAATCGCATACATGCTCTTTTAAAGGCGTCACTCTCTGCGTCTTTAAGATTTGTACCATCATTAAACTTATCATTATTTAATTTGAAAGTATCAATGTCTCCAAATCCTTGGTATGTTCCCATACCTTCTATAGTTATACTACCTTTAGCACCAACTATTCTATTTTCTCCATTATGTGTACTATATATTGGTTCACAATGCCAACTATAAGATATACCACTATCTCGTAGTCTTTCTACATAATTAGCGTGTGCTACATAGTCCCCGAATTTACCTGCTGGTGCTTTACGCACTAAATGTGCAGGAAATGGGGATAGCAATTTATCGGTATCTTTTTCTACCATATCGTTCTCCTTTTCAATAAATTAATTATACTATAGAAATTATTCTATAGCTTTAGATTCTGCTTCAGCAATTGTGTTAGAACCTAGTTCTATAGGTATAAACTTAAACTCGCCATCAACTTCTATAACAAAGTATGGTTTACTACCTAAGCCTGCATATTCAACAGACATTACTTTAGCTTTATCTTTTACATTTGGATTAGACATAACCTCCATCCATTTGTTCTATACATCATCTAGTTTAACAAGATATTCTGCAGTTACGCCACTTTCAG